ATAGAGCCGCACGATATCCTGCACGTCCTGCGACCGGATGCCGATGGTCACACTGCCGCCGTACTTGGTATCCACGATCTGTTGAATCTGCTTCAGGATCGACTGATTCGAGATGTCGATGCCGTAAACCTGCTTGATGCCGGTGCGGATGCGCTCGTTCTCCGTCTTGACGAACAGGCGCACGACGCCGGTAATGGCACCCGCCGCGGCTCCGATGCCCGCACCGATGGCAGCGCCCAGCGGCCCGCCCACCATGAAACCGATTCCGGCACCGGCCAACGCGCCGCCGCCAACGTCCATCGCCAGGCCCGTGCCGCCGCCGCGCTGGAAGCCACTGGCGAACAACCCGAGCCCGGCCCCCGCAGCCGCCCCGGCACCGATCCCCGCAGGACCGAGTTTCGCAAGCAGTGCAGGATCACTCAGCACATACCCGGCACCGGCGAGGCCACCCCCAATCGTGGTCGCGGGCGCGTTGCGCTGTTGCAGGCCTTTGGAAAGCAAAGCCATTCCGCCGAGCGTCGCCAGCATGCCGACCGCTGGCGAGGTGGCCACGCTGCGAATCGACGTGGCTCCCTTGGCGATACCGAAGAACGCGCCCAGCTGCGCGGGCGTGGGCAGGCCGAGCCGCGCGAGGCCCGTCTTGCCGCCTGCCGCGCCTTTCAGCGCGCCGCCCAGCAGGAGAGGTGCAAGGCCCGCCATGGCGTTCGCGTGCTGCGGCAGGCTGGCCAGTTCCGCCACCGAGGGCGTGGCCAGCGCGCCGCCTCCGGTGGCCATCTCGCCGCCGCCGCCCCAACCGCCCAGCATGAAGCCGCCGAGGCCTGCGCCCGCCGTGTGGGTCATCGGCAGATTGGCGAGTTCCTGGACACTGACCGCCGACGATCCCGGCGTGGACGAGGAAGCCGACGCCGCCACCGCCGCCGCCTGATCGGAGGGCGCAGTGGCCAGCATGCGCGTGATCCGCGCCACGTAATTCTGCGTTTCCACGGGGAGGGCCCGGCCTGTCGCCACCCTGCGGTCGTAGCCCGTTTGGCCCATGTTGTACGCCGCCAGCGCGGACGGTACATCACCCTGATAGTGGGTAAGCAGCTGTTGAAGGTGCTGCGCGCCACCCATCACGTTCTGATTGACATCGTAGGGATTCACCCCGAGGCCCGCCGCCGTGTTCGGCATCAGTTGCATCAGGCCTATGGCACCCTTGGGCGAGATCGCGCCGGGTCGCATGCTGCTCTCGGCCTGCGCGACCGCCCGCAAGAGCGGCTGCGCCACCCCGGTGGCGGTAGACGCCGCCTGGAAGGCATCGTTGTAGCCCTCACCGATTGCGGCGCCAGCGTCGGCCATGCGGTTGGCGCTGCCCCGGTTCGCCACCGCCACCACCCGGAAATCGTTGACCGCCTCGGTGAATCGTATGGTTGCGTCCGAGTAGGCATCGGTAGCGATCTCGAACGTCTTGGTGCCTATCTCAATCGAACTGGCAATGGGCGTGAAGCTGCTCACCGCTGCCGGGATCTGCATCACCTCAGGCGGCGGCAGCGGAGGCCTTGGCGGCGTTCCCCGGCGCAGCAGGGTGCCGAAGATGCCCTGCCCGCCTCGTGCCAGACTCTCTTCCGGCCGCCCGTAACCTGCCGCCTCCGTGGCCGCGCCTGCCATGGCGGTCGAAAACAGTTCCTTGGCCTCGCCGATCACCAGTTTTTTGAAAAAATCACCGAGGGCCTGGCCGAGGCTCTTGGTCTTGTCGGTGAACACATCGAAGAGTTGGCCGAACTGTTCCTTGAAGGCACCGTAAACCCGCCGCTGGTCCTCGATGATTACGTCGTTGGCTTTCTTCCAGCCTTCGAGCCGGTATTTCTGCGACTCGTCGAACTGCTTCTGCGCCACCATCGTTTCCTTGCGGTTGGTTTCCTCCCGGTGCGCCGCGATCATGCCATCCACGTCTACGCCGGCTTTCACGAAATCGGCGCGGTACTGGTTGGCCATATCGACGAAACCCTGGAATTCCTTTTCCAGGTTGGCCTTTTCGATGTCGCCCACCTGCTTGGCGGTGTCGATGCGGATCTGGGTGATTTTGTCGATGGCGCGAACCTTGTTGCGCAGATCCTGCGCGTCCTGCGCCTCGATGTAGGCCACCTGCGCGTCTGCCGCCCCTCGGGCGCGCTCCACCTGATAGCGCGTGTACTCGTCCAACTGTTTCTTGTTTTCCTTGAACTGCGCCGCCGCCGTCTCGGCAGCCTCCGCGCCACTCAGCACGCCGCGCACGGCGATCTTCTGCGGCTCCGAAAGGGTTTTGATTTTCTCTTCCAGTTCGGCGAACAGGGCGGAGTACTTCAGACGCACGGCTTCGGCAGGCGACGCCAAGGCCTCAAGCAAAGTGCGCTGCGCCTCGGCGGCGTGCTTCTGTTCGGCCTCGCGCAACTTCTGAAACAGATCGTCGGTGTTGAGCAGGCTACCGGCGTCGATGGGCGAGCCCTTCTTTAACGCCTCGGACAGGAACTGCCGCCCGGTTTCGCCGAGTTCCTTAAACTTCCCGGTCACCTTGGCGATCAGCGGATCGATCAGGTTGTCGGTGAATTCCTTGAACTGCGGAATCAGCTTATAGGCGGCATAGCCGAGCCCGCCCAAGAGGACCGCCGCCAGCGCCAGTTCGGGATTCATGGTGGCCAGCGAAATCGTGAACTTAGCCACCGATGCGGTGAGGCCGAGCAGCGGACTTGCGAGGGACGTGACAATGGTCAACGCCGTGCCGAAGGCAGCCAGCGCCGCCGCGCCCGCCGTCCAGTTGACGATCATCTCCTTGGTCGCTTCCGGCAGCTTCATCAGGTAATCGACCAGCCCGCCGAGCGGTGCCAGAATGGCCGTGATCTCGGCACCGAGATTGCGCAGCGCCGGGCCGAACCCCTGCGGCCCGAATAACTTCCCGAGCACGTTGTCGATGGTGTCACCGAGATTCTTGAAGGCGCGCGCGGCATCGTCGGAGATCTTGCCCGTGCCGCCTTCCTGGCGCATCTGGTTGAGCACCACCCGGATGGTTTGCAGGGGATCGAGAATGCCGTCCTTGAGGGCCTTGCGGACCTCTTCCACATCCACCGGATGGCCCAGCTGCTTCTGCATCTCGGCACCGATGGCCTTCAACGCCGGAACGCCCTGCGCAGGCAGCGCCCGCATCAGGTCCATGGCGCCGACGAAGTTTTTCTCCATGATGCGCCCGAATACGTTGACGATGGTGTTCACGCCTTCGATGCCCGTACCCATGCGCGTGGCCTGATCGGTGATGGTCTTCAGGGTATCGGGGATCGACTTTGCGGCCATGCCGAAGCCGAGCAGCCGCTGCGCCGTCTCTTCCAGTTCCTTGAACCGGAATGGGCTTTGCGCCGCGATGGCGCGCACCTGCTCGAAGACCTCGTTGGCTTCGGCCACGCTCCCGGTAAAGGACTGCATGGCCAGCTGGGTGCGGCTTAACTCGCTCGACAGCTGCACCATGCCGGTGATGGCGCGCGAGATCCCAAGGCCCGCCAAGGCCGAGGCCATCTGCGCAAACTCTTTGTTCACGTTCTGGATCGAGATCCCGATAGAGTTCATGCCACTGGTGGCTTGTTTGGAACTCTTATCGGCGGTAGGTCCGGTGGCGGCAATCGACTGGTTGAGCGCGTTGACGTTGGCCTGCGCCGCCTGGCTGTTGAAATCGACCTGGATGTAAATGTTGTTAGCCGCCATTGCGTGCCCTCTCACCCGCTTCGGCTTGGAAGCGGTTGCGTTCCTCGCTCAGGAAACGCAGTAACAGAAACTCCGGGTATGGGATGTCCCCGAGGCTAACAGTCACCCCCGCTTGCAACGCGAAATCCAGATCGATGGCTTGGCCGATCACCTGCCCGGCCGGGCTGGCGAGATATTCGTCGAGCAGCAGGGCAGGGCATTCGTCGCACTGCGGAGACCGGGCGTCGGCGAAAGGATCGTTCATCAGCACCGCGCCGCACTCGCCGGGACCAGGACAGAGGTCGCCGCGCCGTAGCATGCGGTGAATGATGAACCGTGGCGAAGGCTGAGCCGGCCAACCCCCGCCCGCTAAAAATTTCCTTCGTCATAATTCGCCGTAGCCTCCAGGTCAATCTCTTCGATCACCCCGCGCACCGCGCGGTCCTTGTGCAGATTCGGCACCGGCCCGGTGTAGCCTTCGGCCTTGCCCTTGCACGCATCCCACAGGGCGGCTCCGGCCTCCATGTTGGTGCGGACCTCCTGGCTGTTATAAGGCAGGGTTATATAACGGGTGGACTTTTGTAATTTGCGCACCTCATCCATGGTCGGGATGCGCAGCGTGTGCGTCACCGATCCGGTCAGAATCTGGAGATCGACCTCGGCCTCATCGGCTCCCAGTTCCACCCGGCTCACGTCGCATCTGCCGATGGCCTTGATGATCGCGGTGGCCTCGCCTTGCGACAGCGGCGGCGCACCATCCAGCTTGATGGTTTCGTACAGCTTCAGGTCGGCGGCACCGGATTCCGGCTCCATCTCCGAAGTGCCCCGGCCCAGCTGCCGCATGATGAGTTTGCTGCGCCTGCGATGCAAGGCCCATTCGTCGTCGGCAGGCCAGCGCACGGTAATGTCGGTCTTGCCGACACCCGCCACGCGCAGGCCGATGGTGATCGTATCAGCGATATTGAACATTTAAAGCCCCAGGATTGCGTCGTGCGTCGTCGTTGCCGACATCGTAATAATCGGCGTCACCCCATCGGTCGGTTGCAGCGCCGTAACCGCGCAATTGACGGTCACGATATTGGCGTCGTCGCCATTCACCACCGCCTGCATGATGGTGCGCGGCATGGTGATGTTGAAGCTGTGGTGAATCCCCGTCTCGATCAGCGCGCCCTGCACGCCGAAGCTGGCCGGGCCTTCCACCTGCGAAAGGAGGTTGTTGTATTCGATGCTCCCTTTCTGCGCACGGGCGACGAAGTTGAGCGTCATCTCGCGGATGCCGTACTCCATGCGGCCTCGCACCGCATAGCCGTTCTGCGTGCCCGACCCCGGATAAATCCCAGTGTCCAAGCGCACGTTGTTATTCCAGCGAAACTCCAGACTGATGAAGGTTTGGAGCATGACGTAATCCACGCCATTGATCGTGATGG